CTTTAAAAACATGGTTGACTATGTAAACTGTAAGACGGACGTGCTTATTCCTGGTGAAAACTATGAAAAACACAATCTGGTAAACTTGATTGAATGGTGGCGAAATAAGGCTTGTAATCGGTATGAAACTCTGTACAATGAGAAACGGTTAAAAACCGAACTAGAAATTTGGACTTCTGGAAAGGAGATCCAAATTATAAGATAAATACTTTTTTTGAAGGTGTTAAATGGCTTATACTTTTTTCCCAAAGACTGCAACGGAAATCAAGCAAACTCTAAAGGGTGACAAAGCAAAGATAGAAGATATAATCAATATCTTTGCTTATCTAAAATCAAAATTTCCAAAAGTTGAAACTCCAATCAATGTTGATCCTGCATCAATTGCTAAGATTAATGTTACAAGAGATTTACAAACGGATATTGACCTTGCTAAAATAAAAAGAGAAGCAAAGGTAACTAAAATTACCATGAAATTTGGTTCTGGATCATCTGGCGGCCGAGGTGTACAGAATAAAGGTAATGCATATGAGGGAGAACTTGCTGATGCATTGAGACAATGGTGGAAAGGTGAAAAGATAACCGACACAAAATTACTTCAAGCAGTTGATGATATAGTTAAACTTCATAAACTGAATAAATGTAAAAGTGTAGAAGTTAAAGAGGTTGGTGAATTAAACAACAAAAGACCTTTTATATTCTCACCACAAGTTTTAATTTCATCTAAAATTCCTGTACGTGATAACAATCTGGGGCCCGTTGTTACCGACATTACATTAATTTGTGATAAGAAAGAAATCTTCCTAAGTTTGAAAACTGGCGGCACTGTTACCTTTTTCAACTCAGGCATCCGTACAGTTCTTTCACCAGCAGAAATCAAATCTGGTAAAATTACAAATAAAGATGGTTTAAAAATTCTTAATATGTTTAATATCAACGATGCATTGTTTTGTGATATCTACAATGGTAAATTAAAAAAAGGTTATGTTGAAGATGTTTGGAAAACAATGTCATCAAAACAGAAGAATGAATTGAAAAACTTTTTGATTTCTGGTGTTGGCCATGGTTATACTATCGTACATAAACTGACGGGTAAAACCGAAGTGTATGAAATTGATAAAGATTATATGACTTCAGCCGCTACACCAAACTCATGTAATGTATACTATGGTGGTAAATCTGGTACAGGTAAGCGTATTGACATGGAAATAGAAACGGGTCATTACATTCTTAAACTAAACATACGTGATACACAAGGTGGTGATGGTTATCCTACCCGTATGATGTGTGACTACTCTTACAAATAATGGCACTAACAGATTTTGATAAAATACTAAAACAGTATGAGGACACCGAAAATGATTTCGGGTTCTCTGCTATTTCAGAACAGGAATATAATTCCACAATTAAAGAGAGTGTACAGACCGTTGAGAATTACAAAGTTAATTTGACAGAAACGGAAAGACGCTTGGCTGAACTTGAGAAGATGATTATCCCTTTCCTAAAGAAACTACATCTGAACTTGAGAAGATGATTATCCCTTTCCTAAAGAAACTACATAGTACAGGAGATAAAGAATATATCTACTGGCCTAATCGTAAACCAGCAATTGAAAAACAAATTGAGGCAATTTTAAAATTAACTAGAGGATGATAAATTATGAAACCGTTAGTGACTGTGATTACGCCTACCACAGGTGCACCGTGTGTACGTCAAGCGTTAGACTCGGTTAAAAACCAAACCTATGATAACATACAACACTTAGTTGTTGTTGATGGCCAACCAAAAGGTCGTGTGATAGCCAAAGAGTATCCACATATTGACCTAATCGACCTCCCATACCCAACAGGAAAAGACCAATACAACGGACATAGAATATATGGTGCAATGACCTATATTGCAAACGGTGAGTTCCTATGTTTCTTAGATGAAGATAATTGGTACGAACCAAATCATATTGAAACCTTGGTTGATGTTATATCAAAGGGAAACAAATGGGCATACTCACTACGTAAAATCGTCAGCCAAGAAGGCGAATATATATGTAACGATGATTGTGAATCACTAGGTAAATGGACCTCCGTGATTAATGATAAATTCATTGATGTAAATTGTTTTATGATACCTAAGGCCGCAGCATTAGGTTTTTCACCTTACTGGTACCGCAGAGCAAGACATCCACAAGAACAGCCGGAAGTTGATAGAATATTGTCACCGTTTATGATGCAAAATTTACCAGAATTTGACACGAATGGCCAATATACAATAAACTATAGAGTTGCAAGTAGAGGAGATTCTGTTCAGGCGGAATTCTTTTTGAAAGGAAATGAGATGATGAGTAAACAATATAATGGAGATTTACCATGGACAAAAAAGACCTGATTATAGGTGCATTTAAAAACTATAACTACGAACAAGTCAAACCTTGGATCGAATCAATTAACGAATGTGGTTTTACCGGCGACAAAGTTCTAATTGCAATTGATGCGTCAGAGGAAACAATCAACAAGATTAGACAAGCCGGATTCATTGCAATATCTGCAAAATCCATGTCAGGCGCAATGTTTCACATGGAACGATTTATTCATATCTATGATTATCTGAAAAAACATAGTGGTCAATATCGTTATGTTGTAAGTACAGATGTACGTGATGTAATCTTTCAAAACGATCCAATGGAATATTTGTCTCATATACTGACAGCAAATTCTGGTTATGATTTGATTGGTGTGTCTGAATGTATACTAGTTAAAAATGAACACTGGAATCGTGACAACATTTTAAAATGTTTTGGTACATATTTTTATGAAGAAGTTAAAGACTATGAGGTTTTAAATGTTGGTACGTTAGCTGGCAAGGCACATGTTATTTCTGATTTGTGTGGTATGTTATACCAACTATCTTTGAATAGAGCCGATTGGGTTGCCGACCAAGCTGCATATAATGTTTTAATGGGTTGGTATCCATATGTTGATATAACATACATCAGTGGTTTAAATGATGGATTCTGTTGTAACTTACATGTAACAAATAAACCAATTGAGAAAGACCACTTTGCACCATTCATTACAGAAAAACATCCAATCTTTGAAGATGGTGTAATGAAAACTGGTGATGGTCAACCATACTACATTGTACACCAATATGACCGAGATCCAGAATTGAAGAAATTTTATCATGATAAGTATAAGGTTGAAGAATTAATTACTTTTAGGACAACATAATGATTACTATTGTTACTGCTTTTTATGAATTTGTTTCGTTTGATATTTTTAGTAAGTATGCAGATTTGATTAGAGATGTTAACAACATTCAGAAAACTGATGCATTTCAAAATTTAATTATTCCAGAACAGCGAGCAAATCCAGAATATTGGAATGCACATTATGTGGTTGTTAACTTTCTCAAGTCGGTGTTTGTCAATCTAGCAATCAAACACAACATGGTTAGTAATGAATTAGTTTCTTGGTTGGATTTTGGTTATTGCCGCACGGCAGAGAAAGTACCTACAAGCAAGAAATGGTCTTATAATTTTGATGTTAATAAGATGCATCTTTTCAATTATAAAGAATATGATGATAAACCTATACATGAAATCATTGCAACAAACGATGTTTACATTCTTGGTGCAAAGATTGTTGGTGGTGTAACAGCATGGCCTAAGTTTGAATCTGCAATGAAAGAATGTTTGATTGAATTGGGTACGAATGGTTTGATTGATGATGACCAAACACTTATGTTAATGTCATCAATCAAATATCCGGAATTATTTGAACTACATAAGATTCCAGACCACCAACTCGGACTTGATCCGTTTGTTATTTTTAGTGACTTTAATAAAGAGGTATGATATGAGTGATATAATTAAATTTAATACTGCAACCCAAGCATTTGGTGTTGAACGTGGAGTAACCAAGTGTTCAGGTTATGGACTTGGTGAATTGACCAAAGGCATGAAAAAAGGTTTAGAGATTGGTTGTTCTGAGGCACACACCTCAAAGTTTCTATTGGACACCAATCCAGAATTGACCTTATATTCAATTGATCCTTATGTTGCATACACGGACTGGAACGGTAATGTATTGAATGACCGAGAAGAATTCTTTGGCCGTGTCACAAAAGAGATGGCTGTTTATGGTGATAGATTTGTTTTGATTAGAGACTTCTCAGACAATGTTGTTGACCAGTTCAATGATGAAGAATTTGATTTTATCTTTATTGATGGATTGCATACCTACGAACAATTAACAAAAGATTGCCACAACTATTACTCTAAAGTTAAAACTGGTGGTATCTTCTCTGGTCATGACTACCAAACAATTCCTGGTGTTAATAAAGCCGTTTGTGAATTCGCACCAACAAAAACTGACAAAGTTCTTACAACTGAATGTGATGTTTGGTACTGGTACAAATGAAATCAATTTTCATCATAACATCTTGTTTGATACCTGCAATTGGTGTCTTTAGTCCAGAAGAACGTCTGAAACAAACACTGGAGACTGTTGATTCTATTAGAAATAAATCTCCAGATTCATTCATCGTACTTTCCGATGTATCAATACAATCATTGACAGACCAGTATTCAGAACTTGTTTCTAAGGTTGACTTGTTCTTAAATTTAAATCAAGTTGATTTTTTACTACACTTTACCAAAAACGGAATGAAAAGCCAAGGTGAATGTGCGATGATGCATGTTGTATTAGACTATCTAAAACAGAATTCAGAATTATTAGAAGGTGTTGACCGCATATTTAAAATAACTGGTCGTCTACAACTTGATGATGGTTTTGATATTAATCACTATGATGGGTTGAATGGTAAATATGTATTCAAGGAACGCATACCAACATGGATGAGTGAACCTATTCACGGAGCAACTCATGTTTTTGATACTCGCCTTTGGTCTATGTGTACGTCTTTGATTGATACTCATAAACAAGCCTTAGAAAAAGTGTTCCCTCTATTAGGTCCAATAGACTTGGAACACGCATATTTTGCCGTTTTAGATAAAGAAAAAGTAGTAGAATTTGATAGAGTGTATTGCAGGGGCCAAGTGGCCTCAACGGGTGAGTGGAAATTTGATTGATATAGAGTACTATATATCTAAGCCAAGATTTGACAGATTTGTGAATCTGTGGTATAATCCATTATAAATAACCCTACAGACAACCAAAGTGTGTTGTAATTCAATAGGTAGACAATGTTATCATTCAAAACTTTTTTAACCGAGCAAGAGGATCCTGAAGAAGGCGCCAGCCGTCAGATTAAACATTTGACGCATGTGGAAGACCGTCCTCTACAAAATGGTGAAAAAGGTGCAGCACATGCCATCAAATCATTGTCAGCTGCAGCAGAACACATTAAGGCTGGTAATAAATCATCCGAACTAACCACAAAATATGATGGTTCACCAGCACTTGTTTATGGTCATCATCCAAAGACTGGTAAATTCTTTGTTGCATCAAAGTCCGCTTTCAATAAGACACCAAAGATTAACTACACACCAAAAGATGTAGATATGAATCATGGCCACGCACCTGGTCTGGCCGCAAAGTTAAAAGATGCACTAACGCATTTACCTAAGATTGCACCTAAGAGTGGTGTGTATCAAGGTGATATGATGTTTGGTACAGACAAAGAAGATAAGAAAACTGAAAAGGGTGGTGGCACATCGTTTCATCCTAATCCTTCTGGCCTAACATATACTGCACACGGAACACACGAAGGTAACACACTTATCATATCAAGGTAAAGATGCTGCAAGTCTAAATGCATCACATGAAGTTGACCATGAAAACTTCAACAAACACTCTGATGTATTCTCTGTTGATCCAAGAATGGACACATCAAAGGTACATTTCAGTCCAGAAGAACAAAAGAAATTTAGTGGCCACATTGCAGCTGCACAGGCGGTGCATGATACACATGGTGGCGATATGTATGCTGGCACTAGTGACCATCACGGCGTTGGTGGTTCATTAGAAACTTATATTAACCACACTGTGCGTACAGGTGAAGAATCTAACCATAAAAACTTTAAGTCTTGGCTGGAAACAAACAAAAATAAAGCAATTGACAAACTTAAAGTCGAAAAGAACAAAAAGGTCAAACAATCAGCTTTAAAAGATGAATTGGGTAAAGTTGAACGTAATAAAAAACACTACAATAATCTTTTCAAAATGCATGGTGAGTTGCAGAAGGCTAAAGATACACTTATTTTGCTGGAATAAGAAACATATGAAAAAGTTTTTAGAAAAACTACACGAAGATGCTCAAACTCACACACCAGTTGTGATGGCATTTGGTCGCATGAATCCACCAACTATTGGCCACGCCAAAGTGGTTGATAGAGTGAAACAACTTGCAAAAGACTACAAAGCACCACACCACGTTATTGTGTCACATTCTATGGACACAAAGAAGAATCCATTAGACATTGCGAGTAAAATCAAACACGCAAAGAGATTTTTCCCTGACACAAACATTACCGGTTCAAGTAAAGAGAAACCAACATTTTTACAACATGCAGCTGCACTACATCAAGCAGGCCATGACCACTTGATAATGGTTGCAGGCTCAGACCGTATTCCAGAATACGAACAAAAATTGAATCAGTATAATGGAGAAGGTCCAGGAAAGTTATTCAATTTCAAAAAGATAGAAGTTAAATCTGCTGGTCAACGTGACCCCGATGCAGAAGGTGCAGAAGGTATGTCTGCTTCCAAGATGCGTGACCATGCAAAGAGTGGTGATTTCAATTCGTTCAGACAAGGTGTTCCTGCACATGTTCCAGACAATCATGCTAGAGCATTGTTTCGTGATGTTCGTAAAGGTATGGGATTGAATGAAGAATTCAATCGTGGACTATTTAAAGCAATCTTTGTGACTGGTGGACCAGGTTCAGGTAAAGACATTATCATACGTGAAGCAATTGCTGAGAGTAAATCAGTAGAATTGAATTCAGTACAAGCATTTGACTTATTGATGGACAAACAAAAACTGTCCGAAAAAACAACCGACTATCGTAGAGAAGCTATTCGTAATCGTGGTCCACTAATTATTAATGGACCTGCTGATGACCATACTAGAATAATTACCATTAGAGAAGAACTAGAAGAATTTGGTTATGAAACTGTTATGGTATTTGTTGATACAACCAATGAAGCCAGTAAAGAACGTAATGAGAAGTTGACCAAGTCAATTTCAGAATCAGTTAGATATGATAAGTGGCAATTAGCACAAACTTCAAAAGAAGCATATCGTCAGAATTTTTCCAATTTTATAGATTTCAATAATAGTTCAACCTTCGAAGAAATTCAAGAAGACATTACTGACACTTATGGAAAAATAAATAGGTTCATCGAGGACAAAAATTACAATGAAATTGCGTTCTCTTGGTTGGAAAGTCGTGGTAAAATTAGTATCACATCATTATTTAAGGAAAATGAAAATGTTAAGATCCAAGAGCCGAAGGTCCAGGAAGTGAACTCCCAGATAATCGTGCAGGAGACAGTAACGCCGACAACATCAAGTGGGACGGAAACAAAAAGCGAGGAAGTTACACCTTCAAAACCTACAGTGAAGAAGGCCCCAGCCTCAAAGTCAGTCCAATCCCCAAAGAAGACAACTTCTCCAAGGACAAGGAAAAAGTAAAACGTAATCGTTTCAGAGATTCACCAACTGTTAATCAGCGTATGAGAAACATAACAACAGTTGGTCCAGAATTTGATACACGCCAACAGGGAACAGTATACCCTATGTCTGGTCTAGGCGATGTAACATATAGAGAACATGTGGATTTCAAAAACTTTAGAGAATCACACAATGATCCTGCCGATTCTGAAATGGGTGTATTTGGTGTTTTAGGTGGTGCAACAAATAAAGAACCAATGGAAAATCCAAGAGATAAATTTGGTTCAAGTTCAATAAAGAAAAAAAAGAAATGAAAAAATTCACAGAGTTTGTAAGAGAATCTACACCAGAAACATCACACCATGATGCTCAAGAAATCAAACGTCAAAAGACACACTTGATGGACAAAGCAAAAGAGTATGGTGACCAAGCACAAAAAGAAAAACATTTCGGCCACGGTGGCGCAGCAGAAGCTAAGGGTGAGACCATGGTTGCAGCTGCAAAAAATATTAAAGGAGATTAACATGATAAACTTAAAAAAGAACGATGCACTTGCTGATGCGGTAAAAGAAATTTTACAACAAGAGGCACTAAAAGGCAATCAACATTTAATTGATAAAAATAAGAACAATAAAGTTGATCCAGAAGATTTTAAAATTCTTCGTGGTGAAAAGAAAACCGTCAAAGAAGAAGAAACTGTTGATGAGGGTATTAAAGATATTGCCAAGAAAGCTTTCAAAGCTTTGACTGGTGGTTCAGATGAGGACCAACTTAAAGCTTTACAAAAAAGAGCAGGTGCACCAGTAACTGGTAAGAAACCCACTCCTCAAAAAGAAGAAGTGGAACAGATTGATGAGTTGTCAAAGTCAACATTAAGTTCTTACATGGATAAGAAAAAAACTGAATACATGAAGGGCAAAACTCAGTCCGGTTCAAAAGAAAATGCCAAAGACATACAGAACATGGGTAAAGCTCACGACAAGATGAAGAAAGAAGAAGTTCAACTAAAAACTTTGAAACAATTCAAAGAAGGTTGGGACGATATGCTAGCTGACGTTAAGAAACGTGGCGAACCACAACCAAACGGTGGATCAGGTAAAAAACAAGGTTCTGCATATGGTGGTTCTAAACAAAAAGACAAGCCAGAACAGGACACAGAAAAAAAGTAACTGAGGCAAAGGGACCAACCAGTCAGGAAGACGGACCTTTTGTCTCTAGTATTAATGATACACACGATTTAAAACCACTGAACCATGCAAGGTACTTGGCCAAAAAATCTTTAAATAGAGTTCAAAAAGAAATGATGAACAAATAAGGCACAATAATGAGCAAAGCACAAACATTAAAATCCGTACTTAAAAAAGGTGGTGCCGAAAAACCGTCTTTTGGAACCAATCCTTGGGATCCATGGTCTGCAAAAGCAAACATTGCGGAAGATGCTGTTTTGGATCAATATTTGACTTCTAGAGGTATCAATCCAAAACATGTTTCTAAAGACCAAAAGGTTGCACATTCCAAGATGGGACAATTCATCAAATGGAAAAGAGACCACATGTCAGAAGCTGTGGATAGAAAAGATACAATTATCTTTGATATACCTTTGTTGATTCGTGTATTAGAGTTTGCTCGTGAAGAATTAAAATCGGATGTACTTCTACATAAAATGGTAGAAAGATTGATTTCAATTCGTGGCAAGGGAACTTTGACCATGAATCAGTATGGTAAAATTATTAAAGAAGAAGCTGAATCTTTAGGTGAATCTTTTCCTGAATATGGTGAAAGAGCCAATAAACTTTTAAAAAGAAGTCATGAACTATATGATAAATCCCGTTCAGAACCAGACGCTTCAAAGAAAAAAGAAATGGCTTCTAAGTCAACAAGAGCTCATGGTATTTTCATGAAAGCCAAAGAAAAACACTTGAGTCGTAATCCTGGAGATGCGGAATCTTTACGAAACAAAACAATGTCTGGTGCAAGCAAAGATTATACAAGTGGCAAAAGATGGACTGGAGATTCTGTTGAACACTCAGATGATACAAATGTTATTTCTGAAATCAGTTCAGAAACATTGCAAAGTTATAAAGATAAAGCAATGAAGTCTTCTGATGATTTGGCTTCAAAAGGTGAATATAAAAAATCAAACAACCGTCTGTTGAATCATATGAAGGCTACAGGCAAACAAATTGACAAGACAACTGCTTCGATTAAAAAATCTTTAAATAAAGAAAATACACAAGACCCGATGGCCGCATCATCAATGCCTAATGACGGTGCAAATAGTCCCGATGATGTTGAACAACCAAAGAATAAAAAGTTGATTCAAATGTCTAAGTCTGCTCGAATCATTAAATCCATCTATAAAAGGAAGGGAATGAAAGAGGAAATTTATGACCATGAAAAGGAAGACAAGTCTGTTGCAACTTATGGTAAAAAACCAAAAATGCAAAGTGTAAGTACTGATTTAGAAGAACCACAAGCCGCAGCCGTATTAACAGGCGGCACTACCTTGACTGGTGAAAAAAGAGATACCATCGAAATCGACCCTATGATGAAGATGCGTAAACCAGTTTCTGGAAAAAGATAAATAGTAAATATAACCCACGGTTAAAAGGAGAATAACATGTCATCTTGGGGAAATAACGATAACGCAGCTAATGCACCATATTGGGCTGTTGAGACAGTACAAACAACAAATGCGCCAGTTGCATCCGCACCAACAGCTGCAAACGTTGCACTGTTGTATGGTAATACACAATTCCAGGCATATACACAAGGTATGACTGTTGGATTGTTCATGGTAGATGCTACAGAAACCGCTGCTGGTGGTGATAATGTAGTGGATATCTCATTGTCAAATCAAGGCGCTGGATATGTTGAAGCACCTAGTGTTTCT